GCCCAGCGGCTATTCGTCGAAAACCTAGTGCGCGACGGCGAGGTGCTGGTGCGCTTGGTGAACTACCCGAACCGCTTTGGGATGGCGCTGGAGTTCATCGAACCCGACCTGCTTGACGAACAGTACAACCACGACCTGCCAAACGGCAACAAGATTCGCATGGGCGTGGAACTAGACAAGTTCAATCGCCCGGTGGCGTATCACCTGCTTGCCAAGCATCCCGGCGAATATTCGGGTGGCTTGATTGGTAAGGCAAAGTGGATACGCATACCTGCTGACAATTTGCTACATTTGTATCTGCCCGAACGTGCCCAGCAAACCCGTGGCGTACCGATGATGTCGGTAGCCATCTCTAGTTTGAAGATGCTGCACGGCTACCGTGAAGCCGAATTGGTAGCAGCCCGTGTGGGCGCATCCAAGATGGGTGTGATTACGTCACCCAATGGCGATGGTTTCCCAAGTGACGATACCGAGAACTCATACACGCCAATCATGGACGCCGAACCCGGCACGTTCCATCAATTACCCGCTGGCTACGATTTCAAGATGTTCGACCCAACGCATCCAACGAGTGCGTTTGCCGACTTTGAAAAAGCCGTGCTGCGCGGTATCGCGTCAGGCTTGGGGGTTAGTTACACCAGCCTCGCCAGCGACCTTGAGGGCGTAAGTTATTCGTCGATTCGTCAAGGCGCGCTAGAAGACCGCGACCAATGGAAAGTCGTGCAAGACTTTCTGATTCAGCATTTCGTGCAGCCGATATTTGAACGCTTCTTAATGAAGATTATGGAGGGTGGCGTTATCAACATCCCGGCAACACGGTTTGATAAGTTTGCCGAGGCTACCGTTTTCCGGGCGCGTGGGTTCCAATGGGTTGACCCGCAGCGCGAGATGCAAGCCGCCGTGGTTGGTCTGCAAAACGGTATCCTTAGTCTGCAAGACGTTGCTAACCAATATGGGCGCGATGTTGAGGAAACATTCGACCAAATCGAAGCCGAGAAACAGATGGCAGATTCGTATGGCATTAGCCTAGCGTTCCAACCATTTGGCGGCGGGCAAAGTGCCTATGGCGCTGGCAAAATCGACCCTATGACGGGCAAACCTGTAAGCGAGTTAAGCGATGCCAACCCCGAATGAGGCAATGCGCGAAGAAGCGCAACGCGGCTTAGATTGGCGGCGTGAGTACGGGCGCGGGGGTACTGAGGTCGGTATCGCAAGGGCGCGTGATATTGCCCGTGGTGCTAATTTGTCTGACGATACTGTCAAGCGCATGGTGAGTTACTTTGCACGCCATGAGGTAGACAAAGAAGCCGAGGGTTTCCGACCCGGCGAGGATGGATACCCCAGCAATGGGCGCATCGCGTGGGCGCTATGGGGCGGCGATGCTGGTCAGTCATGGGCAAACAAAGAGGCTGCAAAGATTGACCGGAATATGGATTTAAGACCATATCCGAACGAACACGCAGCACGCCTACGCGACCCCAGCAAGTACGAACGCTTTGCACGCGAAAACGATGCCTTTGGTCGTGGGATTGACGCCATCTTTGGTATCATTGACAATACATCCGAATTACAAGCGATTAGATTTGATAAGGATTTGTTTACAGTTGACGAGGCTAGGGCTTGGTTGGCTGAAAACGATTACGAAGCACTTGAATTTGAACCAGCGACCGAAAGGGCTGATATGGACGAACGTCAAGAAATTACCGAAGAAATTGTTGAAGTGGCTGCTGAAGTCGCTGAGACTGTATCTGAGGAAGTCGTGGAAGCAAGCCGCGACGAGGAAGTGGTCGAAGCGGAAGTTGCGGTGGAAACCGAGGAACGCCGCGCCGTGGAATTGGTGCATCGCGCCGATTCTATGGACGCACAAGTGGTCGATGAACGCCGTGTGCAAATGGCGATTTCGTCTGAACAACCCGTGGAACGGTCGTTCGGGCTAGAGGTGCTTGACCACTCTAACCAATCAATTGACCTGAGTTTCTTGAACTCGGGTCGTGCGCCGTTGTTGCTAGACCATGACCCTACGCAGCAAATTGGCGTAATCGAATCCGTAGACCTCGATGGCTCGGCACGCAGGTTGCGTGCGACGGTGCGCTTTGGAAAAGGTGCGCTGGCGAATGAGGTTTATGGTGATGTCGCTGACGGGATACGCGGCAATGTGTCTATCGGTTATCGCATCGACAAGATGACGAAAGACAAAGATGGGCGCACCTACCGTGCAGTCAGTTGGCGACCGATGGAAGCCTCTATTGTTTCGATACCTGCCGATACGTCTGTTGGCGTGGGTCGTTCGATGGATGCGGTCATCTCTGAAGCCATCGAGGTCGAAACGCCTCAAATCGAAACCGTGGTGGAAGCCGAACGTGCTGAAGCCGCACCCGAAAAGGAAATCAAAATGGAAGAAGTCAAAGTGCAGGTCGAAGACCAGCAAGCGCGTCAATATGACGCCCCGGTTCAAGCCGACATCGGCATGACCAAGCCCGAAGTCAAGCGTTATAGCATTTTGCGTGCTATCAATGCTTTGGCTAACCCCACCGACCGCAATGCCCAGCGTGCCGCCGCTTTTGAACTTGAGTGTTCCGAAGCCGCCCAGCGCCAGTATGGTCAAGCCGCCCAAGGCGTGATGGTTCCCGGCGAAATCCTCGCCCAATGGAACAAGCGTGACATCAACACCAGCGACGATGCTGGCTTGGTGGCGCAGAACTTTCGTCCCGGCGACTTCATCGATGCTTTGCGTAACGCCTCTAGCGTAATGCAAGCCGGGGCAACCATGCTGACGGGTCTGTCGGGCACGGTGAAAATCCCGAAGAAAACCTCTGCCTCTGCTGGCGGTTGGGTTACTGAAGGCACGGCTACTAGCGAAAGCGAAATGGTCACGGGTTCGGTCACGATGTCGCCCAAGACTGTGGGCGCGTTCACCGACATCAGCCGCCTAATGATGATGCAAACGTCTCTCGATATCGAGGCTTTGGTTCGCCAAGACCTGTCTGATTCGATTGCCCTTGCCATCGACTTGGGTGCTTTGGCTGGTAGCGGTTCTAGCGGTCAACCTACTGGCGTGAAGAACACCAGCGGCATCAACACCCCGACCAACTTTGCGGCTGCTAACCCCACTTTTGCTGAAGTGGTGGCTATGGAGACTGCGGTTGCCGAGGACAATGCCCTGCGTGGTAACCTCGCCTACATCTTGCCAGCCGGGATGTACGGTGCGCTGAAGACCACCACCAAAGACTCGGGTTCGGGTCAATTCGTGGTTGCCCCTGACGGCACGATGAACGGGTATCGCGCCATTGTTTCCAACCAAGTGACCGCTGGTGACTTGTACTTTGGTAACTTTGCCGACCTGTTGATTGGTATGTTCGGCGGCTTGGACATCATCGTTGACCCCTACACCGCCTCTAGCGCGGGTACGGTTCGCGTTGTTGCCCTGCAATCGGTCGATGTGGCGGTTCGCCACGCCGTATCGTTCGCCTTTAACAACGACGGCGCGTAAGCAAACTAGGGGAGGGGTGGCAACATCTCTCCCCTTTTTCCTATGAAATACGAAATCACAAAAAACACTAGAACCAGCCACGGCAATGCGACCATTGGCGATGTGGTTGAACTGAGTGCAGACGAAGCGCGGGAACTGATGGCATACGGCAGAATTAAGCCCTACGACGAATCCAAGATGGTTGACCGTTCGGTTGGCTTGGAAGTGTCAGAGGAAAAGGTAGTTCGTCGCGGCAGACCGCGCAAGGTGTTCTAAATGGCGGTAGAAAGCGCAGATGACCGCGCAGCGATGCTTGCTGACTTTGGGGTGTCTATTACCTACACCGTCCAAAACGGCAGCGCAGCGACCATTACAGGCATCTTTGATAACCAGTATGTTGAGGTCGATGCTGGCGGCGAAGTTGGCTTTGCCGTACAACAACCGCGCCTGACGGTGCGAACGGCTGATGTGCCGAACTGCACAGAGGGCGATACCTTTGTGGTTGGCGGTGTAACCTATCTCAGCCGCATCGTGCAAGACGATGGCACAGGCATAACCCTAGTGGCGCTTGAGAAACAATGAGTCACGTTCGCAAACTAATCCGCGACAATATCGTGACCACGGTTACGGGTCTGACCACGACCGCCAGCCGGGTGTACAAGACGCGCATCTACCCATTGGAAACAGGCAAGTTGCCGGGGCTTTGCGTCTACACCAAATCCGAAACAAGTGAAATGCAGACCATGACCATGCCACGCACGCAGATGCGGGTGCTTGACGTTATGGTTGAGGCTTATGTGCAGGGCACGGATGACGCCCTAGACACCATCGCTGTCGAAGTCGAGGAAGCATTGGCTACCGACGTTACGCGCGGTGGGTATGCAAAAGATACCGAGGTGGTTGACTTTGAAGCCGACTTTAGCGGCGAGGGCGAGAAGCCATTTTCGGTTGGTCGGTTCACAGTCCGGGTAACGTACATGACTGTGGAAAATGATGTTGAAACTGCCGTGTAACGCGGTAAAATCTGCTTGTTGAAAAGGAGAGTCACAAATGGCTACACATAAGGGTTCAGAGGGAACGGTCAAGGTCGGCGCTAACGCCGTTGCCGAGATTCGTTCGTTCACCATCACCGAAACTGCTGACACCATCGAAGATACCTCGATGGGCGATAGCGCACGCACTTATCTGCCAAGCCTCACTAACTTTACTGGCGACCTGTCGGTTCTGTGGGATGAGACTGACACCGATGGTCAAGCCGCCATGACTGTTGGCAGCAGCATTACCTTTGCGGTTTATCCCGAAGGCGATACCAGCGGCGACACCTATCTGTCGGGCACGGCTATCGTGACCAGCAAATCGGTAACTGGTTCGTATGATGGTTTGGTTGAGTCCAGCATCAGCGTGCAAGGTACTGGTGCGTTGACCACTACGACCGTCTAATGAGTCTAGGTAAACGCATCGCTGAGAAGCGGCAAGCGAATCGCAAGCAGATAGAGGTTGTTGAGTGGGGCGAGGATGATGCGCCGTTAATTGTTTATGTGGGTATGCTGACCGCAGCCGACGTATCCAAGTTACAACGCAAATATCCCGGCTTTCTCAACAACCCGACAGTTGATGCCATGATTGATTTGATTATCATGAAAGCCGAATCCAAAGAGGGCGAGAAGTTGTTCACCCTAGAGGACAAACCCTTTCTGATGCGCGAATCAATCACTTTGGTCAGCCGTGTTGCTGGTGAGATGTTTAGCACGGTTGAATCGGTGGAGTCGTTGGGAAACGACTAAAGTCGGACAGTATGAGGATGAACCTCATTGCCTTGGCTGACCGACTACACAAAACCATCGAGGAAATTGAGGAAATTAGCGTTACTGAACTGAACGAATGGGCTGCGTTCTACCAGTTACGCGCCGAAACTAAAGAGTGAGAACGCGATGGCTGGTAAAGACGTACAGATTAAGATTGGTGCGGTTGACCAAACCAAAGCAGCCTTTAATAGCGTATCACGTTCACTTAGCGGGCTGCGGTCTGCGGTATTTAGCGTTCAAGGGGCTATTGCTGGTGTTATTGGTGGCGCTGCCATTAAAGGCATTGTGGACATCAATGCTTCATTCCAGCAACTACAAGCCAGCCTAGTTACATTTACCGGGTCGCAAGAGGCGGCTAATAAGCAGTTTGAGATACTGCGGCAATTCGCATCCAAGACGCCATTCTCGCTGCAAGAAGTGGTGGGCGGTTTCAACATCTTGGTTGCCCGTGGCATCAATCCTACGGTTAAGAGTTTTGAGTCATTTGGCAACATCGCCGCTGGTACTGGAAAGACGCTGAACCAATTCGTTGAAGCGGTTGCCGATGCTGCGGTCGGTGAGTTTGAACGACTCAAAGAGTTTGGTATTAAGGCAAGCGTCGAGGGCGATAAGGTCAAGATGACGTTTGGCGGTGTCACGCAAACCATTACCAAAGATTCGGAATCTATCCTTGCCTACTTAGAGAAACTAGGTCAAACCAAATTTGCTGGTTCTATTGAACGGCAATCTAAAACGCTGAGTGGTGCGTTTTCTAACTTTGGTGACGCAGTAGATGATTTGGCAGTCACCCTTGGAAAAGCAGGTCTTAACAATGTCATTGTTGACATTACTCGCGCATTAACCGACTTGATTAGCCGTTTATCGGAGGCTACTAAAGCAGGTTTAGGATTTGCCAAGGCGATTAAGTTTGCCTTTGGAGATAATGACGTTCAACAACAATTGTCTGTGTTAGAAGAAAAACTTAAAGCAGTTCGCAAAGAGTTGTATGAAATTGGCGACATTGATGATTTTGGGCAGCAAGACAGATTAAACAATTTACAAACCGAAGAAGCCCAACTGGTTAAGCAGATTGAGTCATTCAAGAAATATATTGCGTTCCAAAATGACGCTGCAAAATCCGCAGGTAAGCAAGTAGAACCTATTAAGAAAGTTGGCAAAGAACTTGAGACGTTCAAAGGTACGATGAGTGGAACCGTTACAACTGTTGTTTCATTCGGCGAAGAAACCCGCGTGCAAGTTAATGCGCTATACGAATACCAGCAAGCCATTCGCACGGTATCAGAGGAAATGCAGTCGATGGCGGTGCGTGGTTTGCAAAGCCTAGAGGACAACTTGACCGCCGTGATTATGGGCACGAAGTCTGCCAAGGATGCGTTTGCAGATATGGCGCGGTCTATCATTGCTGACCTTATCAAAATCCAAATTCGCAAGGCGATTGTCGAACCGCTATCGGGCGTATTGGATACTGCCTTGGGTTCTATATTCCCCGGTTCGCAAATGCCATTCCCAGCCCGTGCGATGGGCGGTAGCGTAACCGCTGGTCAGCCTTACATGGTCGGCGAACAAGGCGCAGAGTTGTTTGTGCCGGGTCAAACTGGGACAATCGTACCCAACAACAAAATGGCTGCTGGCGGCGTAACCGTCGTGCAAAACATCAACGTAACCACAGGCGTGCAGCAAACCGTGCGTGCCGAGATAATGACCCTGATGCCGCAAATCGCCAATGCTGCCAAGTCTGCGGTGGCTGATGCCAAGTTGCGTGGCGGGTCTTATGCTGCGGCTTTGAGGTAATCATGGCAATCACTTATCCAGTAACTTTCCCCGACGTTGGCATACGCGCTATGACTATTCGCGGCAACACCATTGTCGGCGTATCTGCCTCGCCGTTTACTGCCCAGCAACAGGTGTACAAACATCAAGGCGAATGGTGGGAAGCCGAGGTTACCTTGCCGCCTATGAAGCGTGCGACTGCCGAACAGGTATCGGCTTTCTTGCTAAAGATGAAAGGGCGTTATGGAACATTCCTGCTGGGCGACCCTGCCAATACATCCCCGAGAGGCGTGGGTACTGGGACGCCTTTGGTCAATGGCGCTGGTCAAACGGGTTCGTCTTTGGTAACCGATGGTTGGACGGTAAGCACCACGGGCATCCTCAAGGCTGGCGATTGGATACAGTTAGGCACGGGGTCTAGCACGACCCTGCACAAGGTCTTGGATGACGTTAATTCGGATGGGTCAGGTAATGCAACGCTTGAACTTTTCCCGCGCATACGCACTAGCCCTGACGATGACGCTGCGATTACAGTATCCAGCCCCAAGGGAATATGGCGCTTGGCATCAAATCAAATGGAATACTCGATTGATGAAGCCAGCGTTTACGGCATTACCTTTGCCTGTATAGAGGCACTCTAATGGCACGCGACCTTACCGCTGGAGTAGAAGCCGCAATATCAGCGACTGAGGTTAAGCCGTTTCTATTGTTTGAGGGTAACTTTTCTAGCGGCACAACTAGGATGTGGTCAGGATATGGTGACCTGTCGTGGAATGGTCAAACGTGGCTAGGTGCAGGGCATCTTGCTGCGGTATCTCCCATTACAGAAAATGACGAGGTGCAAGCCAATGGCATCTCGGTAAGCCTAACCGGGATACCGTCTGAGTTGATTTCGCTAGTGTTAAATGAAGTTGGGCAAGGTCGATTGGGTCGAATCTATATTGGATTCTTAGACGCAAGTGATGCGGTGATTGTTGACCCTATCTTGGCTTTTGAAGGTCGTTTAGATGTGCCATCTATTGAGGAGGCTGGCGAAACCAGCACAATTTCTATTACTTACGAATCGCGCTTAATTGACCTGCAACGCCCAAGAGAAACACGCTACACCAACGAGGAACAATTACGTCTATACCCCAGCGATGTTGGCTTTGAGTTTGTACCTGCCATGCAAGAAAAAGAGATTACATGGGGGCGTGGATGAGAATTGATGGATGGGAAAAACGATTAGACGCAATCATCACCGCCAACGAACCATTTACATGGGGCACGAATGATTGTTGTATGTTTGCCGTTCGCTGCGTCGAGGCAATTACTTGCGTAGACCACGGCAAAAAGTATCGCGGCTACAAGACGCGCGTGGGTGCAATGAAACGCCTAGCCAAATATGGCGGGGTTGAGGGTATCGCCACAGAGTGTTTGGGCGACCCTAAGAGTATCAAATTAGCCAAGCGTGGCGATGTAGTCTTGCATGATATTTCAGACGATGGGTTATCCCTTGGCGTATGTCTTGGCGATAAAATTGCCACAGTCAATGACGATGGTGTTGTATATATGCCTTTGTCTGATGGCATAAAGGCTTGGGGCGTCTGATGGGCAAGAAAGGTAAAAAACTATTAACCGCTGCCTTCACCATTGCAGCAGTTGCTACTGGTGTGGGGTTTTTTCTACCTGCTGCGCTTGGTGGACTGACAGCGGCAACCGCTGGCGCTTTTTTTGCGCGTCAGTTTGTTACAAGTCTTGTTTTGGGTGCGGTTTCTTCTGCGCTAACCAAATCGCCTACCGCGCCAAGCATAGTCACTAGAGATAACAAGGTCACGACTCGCCAGCCTATTGCGTCGCGCAAGGTAGTGTATGGGCGAACCCGCATTGGCGGGAATATCGTATACATTGAATCAACTGGCAACAACCAATATCTACACATGGTGATTGCCCTTACTGGTCATGAGATAGATGCTATTGAGAAGTTCTATTTGAACGACCAAGAAGTAACGCTAGATGGTAGTGGCAACGTAACATCATCGAATTATTCCGGTGTTGCGCGCATCCAGTACAAACTAGGCACGGATGACCAAACCGCCTTTGATGACTTGGTAAGCGAATCTGCTGGTCTATGGACAACTAACCACCGTATGAGCGGATGTGCTGCGGTGTATATGCGCCTGAAATACGACCAAGACAAATTCCCGCAAGGCGTGCCAAACTTTAGTTGTTTAGTGCGCGGTAAGAAGGTATATGACCCACGCACCGATACTACTGTTTGGTCGGCTAACCCAGCCCTGTGCATTTCTGATTACTTAACGAATACCTCATACGGTCTAAAAGAAACCTACGCCACCGGGATAAACGAAACCGCTTTGATTGCTGCCGCTAACGTCTGCGATGAGGATGTAAACGTGGCGGGTGGAACTACTGAAAATCGGTATGAGGTGCATGGCGTCTTTGAAACATCGGTTCGACCCGAGGATATCTTGAACCAGTTGGCTAACTCGATGGCTGGCAAGATAGTGTGGGCGAATGGCACTTGGCGCATATTGGCTGGGGCATATACGACACCGACCCTTACATTCGATGAGAATGACTTGCGCGGTGGTTTCCGGGTGCAGACCTTGATTAGCCGACGCGAATCATTCAATGCGGTCAAGGGTGTGTTTTTAAGCCCTGACGAAAATTACATTGTTACTGATTTCCCACCCATTACGTCAGCATTATTTGTAGCGCAAGACAACAACGAACAGACCTTTAAGAACATTGAATTGCCGTTTACTACCTCGGCGTCGATGGCACAGCGTATTGCCAAGATAGACTTGCTGCGGTCGCGCCAGCAGATTACCTTGACCATGCCAATGAAGTTGGTTGGATTAAAGGCTAATGTCGGTGATATTGTTTACATCAACAATACCCGCATGGGATGGTCAAACAAGCCATTTGAAGTGGTTAGTTCGCAATTATCGTTTGATGAGGTATTGGGCGTAGACGTTGGATTGCGAGAAATATCGACAGACGTTTTCGATTGGAATACATCAGAAGAACAAGCATACGACCCATCGCCTAATACCAATCTGCCTGACCCGCTAAACGTTATCGCGCCGGGTGTATCGGCAATTGACGTCTTGGAAATCAATAGCGAAACCATCATTACAAAACTGGTGGTTACGGTTAGCGGCGAACATGGGTTCCAAGACCGCTACGAGGTACAGGCGAAACAATCCACCGAGACAGAGTATCGCAACCTTGGGCAAGCCACGGGCACTATCTTTGAATTGCCCAACGTGATTGACGGTGCGGTGTATAACGTCCGGGCGCGTACCATCAATGCGCTGGGTGTGCGGTCTGCTTGGACTACCACCAACCATGAGGTCGTCGGCAAGACTGCGCCGCCGCAAGACGTTAGCGATTTCTCAATCAATATCGTCGAGACGCAAGCCTACCTGACTTGGACGCCTGTCACCGACCTTGACTTATCGCATTACAGAATACGCCACGCAAGGGAGACTGTTGGCGCGACCTATTCCAATGCGGTTGACCTGATTGCCAAAGTGCCACGACCGGGCGTGTTTGCCATTGCCCCTGCGATGACGGGCACATACTTTATTAAGGCAATTGACAAACTCGGCAACGAATCCATCAATGCCACCTCGATTGTGGCAATCATCGAGTCGATTAAAGACCTGAACGCTATCGAGACGGTCACGGAATCGCCGTCGTTCACGGGCGCTAAAACCGAGTGTCACGTTACGGATGAGGGCTTGTTGGTACTTGATACCTCGATTGACTTTGATAGCGCCACAGGGCTATTTGACGATGCTGACGGCGACTTTGATGGTGGTGGCGGCAAGACCTCGACCGAGGGCACATACACCTTTGCAAATGTGGTTGATTTGGGCGCGGTCTATACCTCGCGCGTGACCATAAACGCTAACGTCGGTCGCATTGATTACGTCAATCTGTTTGACGATGTAGCGGGTAATTTTGATGACCGCGAGGGTCTATTCGATGGCGACCCGAATACCTACGGCGACTGTAATGTGCAGTTCTACATCAGCACCACAGAGGATGACCCCAACGCTGCTGAACCGACTTGGACTGCATACCGCAAGTTTTTCGTGGGAGACTACAAAGCCCGAGGGCTACGTTTCAAGGCGGTGCTAACCACGACCTCGGACGAATCTAGCCCGTCGATATCTAACCTGTCGGTATCGGTTGATATGCCTGACCGGGTAGCCAGCGGCGATGATTTGACTTCAGGCGCTGGGTCTTATGGTGTTACGTTTTCCCCTGCCTTTAAAGCGACCCCTGCTATTGGCATTGCCGCGCAGAACTTGGCGCAGGGAGACTTCTACGAGATTACCGCAAAGTCGGCATCAGGATTTACAATTACGTTCAAAGATTCAGGCGGTTCACCCGTAAGTCGGACGTTTGATTACGTTGCCAAAGGCTATGGCGAACTGGCTGCATAAAGGAAGCACACATGAGTCAACACGACCTATCCATCGCAAACCAAGGTTTCCCAGCATTTCGTAGTGACCTAAACGATGCCCTGCAAGCATTGGGGTCGCTAAGTTCAGGGGACACCGCGCCCAGCACGACATACGCAAATCAATTGTGGTATGACTCGGCAAACAACATCCTCAAGATGCG